ATGGGGTTCTGTAAGAAACTTGCGTTTCTTATTGTCCTCTGTTGGTTCTATCACTCCAAATGCTTCTGCTAACTTGCAAGACGTTTATAACATCTTCTTGCCAGGTCAAGAGAGCTACGACATGGTTGATTTGGACGGTTATTCCGCTCAATTCATCTATGCTCCGCCAGAAATTGCATCTCCTCGTTTGAGACTATATCAAACTGCTGGATGGAAGATTGCGCAAGTATTCAATATCACGAATACAAGTTGGATCGTAAACCTACGCTGCACTCTTGCAGTAGCAATTTAAGGAGTAATATATGCCTCAAATTACTACAGGCTCTTTTGTTAACGTAGCTTCTACGCCCAAATTCATTCCTTTGTCTCAGTACATCAGCAGATTTATTCTTAGAAATTTGACTAGATCTGGTGTCACAGCATTAGGTGTTTCAGGTTCTTTAACATCCGATAGGATCGTTGAAGCTTACTACAACCCTATTTATCCTACGGGAACAGCTTTGATCAGACAACAAGGAACTGTTTCTGGTATTTTGGCTCCTTTAAGCAATGGTATCGCAGCTATCAATGGTTTTACACTTTTTGATGCAGCTAACCAGCAAAAAGGACCAAACATCGTTATCAACAGCTTTACTCCTGGCACTACGACTGTGTTTGTTACAAACTCAGCTCACGGTTTCAGAGTAGGCGATAACGTGCGTATTGGAAGCTTAACAAGCGCACCTCAATTAGGTGGCTTAGTAATGACTGTAACTGCGGTTGGTTCTACCACTCAGTTCACTACATTACTTAATTCTACTAATGCACTGACTTCTGTTGGTGTGGTTTATAAAGTAGGAAACGCAGGAATGCCTCCTCCTTCTTTATATTACCCTGAATGGAGAGCAATCGCCGCAGTTTCATTGGCTAATCCAATGGTTGTGACGACTCTTGTTCAGCAAAACTATCAGATCGGCGATGTTGTGACTTTCCAAATTCCTACAGTATTTGGCATGTCTCAATTGAATGCAGGTGTAAGAGGGTTGCCATTCCAAGCAACCGTATCTGCTGTTAACAACGCAGTTGGCACTCAGACAGTGACATTTGCTAATGTTGATAGCTCTGCATTCACAGCATTTGCATGGCCTGTTGCTGCGAACTATCCACTCGGAATACCTACTATGATCCCACAAGGTGAAGGAAACACTAATAATCTATTAGGTGTTACTCCTACTCCATTGCCCTATGCTAACCAAGATATTCTTGGATTCGCACGGCAAAACTTGGGTCAAAACGGTATCCTGATTGGAGCTGGTGATGGTACTAACTCTGCTACAACAGGTGGTATCATTGGTAGCACAGAGGATGCTTGGGAATGGGAAGCTATTACAGCTGACCAATCGTTCCCATAGATGAACCAATTGCAAGAGGGATCACTCCCTCTTGCAATATTTTAAAGTGAGAATATGCCGAGACAAAAAAAAATTAAAACTGTACAAACTTTAGAAAATCAACCAGAGGTGATCATGTCAGACGTAGCTGTTTTGGAAAATCTTCAAACTGAAATTGATTTAGCTAGAGTAGAGCTTGAAAAGACTAAGCTAGAGATTGAAGAACGTAAGAAATCAATGCCTTTGAGAGAAATTGATGAGGACGAGAGAAAGATTGTAGATAAGCAAATAGCTCGTACTAATTCTGATAGATCTCTCCAAGATAAAATCGCAGCTCAAAAAGCATACGATGATGTGTTAATAACTGGTCGTTTTATGAATCGTAGATCGCCAGGTAATTTAGTTAAATTAACTTATATGAAATACAACACAGATCCTGTAAAATGGTACACATTTGAGGACGGAAAAGTTTACACAATTCCAAGGGGTTTTGCAGATCAAATTAATGAGTATTACCATACTCCTCAGTTTACGCAAAAAGATGATATTATGGACCCTAACTCCCCTTGTAGCGTGATTAATAGTGTAGATACATCAAAGAAAAAATATGCATTCGTACCGATAGGTTTCTAATGACTAGTGTGACTTACTATCCAGGATATAGCCAAGTGCAGGTGAAGGATAATTTAATTGTGCAAACAGTTGTTTCTATCACTAATTCTTATCCCATGATAGTGGAAACACTTGAAGATAGTAATTACGTTCCTGGAATGCGCGTCACTTTTTTGATCACTCCTCAATTCGGGATGATAGAACTGAATAAGTTCGCAGGTCAGGTGACAGACGTTTCAGGAACTCAATTAACTATTGATATAGATTCTACTCATTTTACACCGTTTGCATATCCTAGTCCTTTGCCGAATGCCTACACAGTGCCTTCGGTGATTCCTTATAGCTCAGGTCCTTATTTACCGCCTCTTCCTTTGCCTTACGGGAATCAAACTAGTTTTGAAGGAACCATCTATAATAGTGGGCAAGTATGATCACATTACAATTCATGGAAGATACAGTAAGAAGGATGACTGCACGATATACCACGCAGCAGATGCCATCCGCACAAGTTCGTGGATATCTGAATCGATTCATGACTTTGATGTTGCCTTTGCACTTTAGAAATATAAAGTTAACAAAGCCTTATACCTTTACAACTATCCCAAACCAAGATACTTACGATTTTGTCTATGAAGCTGGTCTACAAACTACTCCCGCGGGCGATCCAGTTCCTGGAAACATACAGATTGCCCCTCCTGTCTATTGTCAGGGATATCTTTTAAGATACTTCCAAGATAAAACTTTATTCTATAATAGATGGCCGCAATTATCGGTGAATCAACAGATAGGAATAGGACAAGGTGTAAGTGGAATCACTTATACCGGGACAATTCCTTCTACGCCATTCTATAGATCTCAGTTAGATATATTTGGAAATGTCACAATCCCTGGAGTGACCATCACTGCTTTTGATAATTCCGGTGATGGATTCTCTGGTTATACTTATGTCCTAACCGATGTTCCGACTCCTAATTCAGATGTGGGCACTCTTTATGATATCCAACAAAATAACGTTGGTACTGTAAACTACATTACAGGTGCTTATTCCTTTTTACCTGCAAATAGTGCCTTCATCCCTGTTTCAGCGAATATTTACGCTGCTGTAGTTCCTTATCAAGCTTCTAGACCTGTTGACGTGCTATTTTATAACCAGCAAATCATATTTAGACCTTGCCCATTGCAAGTCTATCAAGTGGAATTTCAAATTAGCCAACAGCCTCTTCAACTTCTTTTGGATAGTAGTTTTCCGGAACTGGATGAATGGTACTTATTTATCTGCGCAGGAGCAGCTAAGCTAATCTACAACGATTTCCCGGATGATGAAGGGATGGCTACTCTAATGCCTACGTGGCAAGAGCAGTTACAATTAGCTCAACGAAGAACATTGAGACAGATGAGCACGCAAAGAGCGCAGACTATCTTCAGTGTTCCTTCCAGACCATTAGCTAATTATTTCTTTGGAACCGAATATAGTGGGGTGTAATGTCTTATAACCCAAATATCCCACAGCCTACTGATGCACTGAATCAGTCTCAGGGACAAATCAAAGCTAATTTTCAAGCTATTAATACTGTTTTCTCAAAAAATCATGCAGCATTAAATAGAGAATCACAGGGGATGCATGATTTATTGTTGTATCGATTGCAGACTGTAGATCCTACGACTTCGGCTACTCAAATAGCTTTATACACAAAAGCAGTTAGCACAGTTCCTAATCTATTCTTTCGTCCTAGAAATAATCAAACTCCTATTCAATTGACTTATCCTTCTATCAAGGCCGATTCCTCTGCTACTCAGTATACATTTTGTGCAGGTCCTTTTGTTATTTATGGGGGATTGCTAACAGCGTGTGTGCAAAATCAATTGGTCACTCTTACTCCTGCTACTACTTTGGTTTATGTGGGATTTGCCGCGATTCACAGTAAAGACAACTCCATTTTGATATTTGAGAATGTTTGCGCAACGAATATCGTAGGTAATTCATTTAACGTGCAGTTTTCTAATTCATCAGTTCCTTTGAATATTTACTACATGGCTATAGGGATGTAATGACTACTCCAGAAATTGAATACAACGCTAACTTCCCTCTAGTTAAAGATAGCTATGGCTCTTGGCAGCCTCAGTTTAAAGATAACTTTACTCAATTATCTCGTGCTTTTGCTGTGAATCATGTGCCATTAGAGGCTGCTTCTTCCGCAGGTAATCACACGATCATTCAGCTTTTGGAACAACAATCTTCTCAGCAAACAGGTGTTTCTGAGTTTTCTATCTATTCCAAAGCCGTACAGTATGCAGATCAAGAGACAGATCAGATATTCATGAGATTCCAAGGCAACGGCACTGAATTTCAATTCACAAATTATCAGATTTATCCCTTATCGCAAGTCGATACTTACTTCACATTTCTACCAGGTAAAATCATCTGTTTCTTCGGAATATTTGATTATGCGACTGCCCCTAATGGAGCTTTATTGCCTGGAGGAATCCAATTGAAGCGATTGAATCTATTGCCTGCGATTTCTAGGAATATCATGTCAGTGAATTTTACGAATATTGCAAATCCTGGAGGAGCTACTCCTAGTTTTGATTTGATTATGCAGAATCAATTCATCATCGCTTTACAGCCTAGATCGATTAGAAATCTCTATTATATGGTATTGGCAAACGTATGACATTTGATCCTAATATCCCTACAATACCTTCTTCTCCTTATACATCCTCTTCTCCGATACAGGTAAATTTCGCGCAGTTTGCCTCTATCTTTTCTAATGCTTTGGGAGGAGTTGTTTATAATCACTTCCCTTTGACTGGGAACTCTAAACAGCAAGGGAAACATGGCGCTGTTTTGATGGAGAATCAAGCTTCTGATCCTGGAGTAACAGGGGATTATGCGGTTCTGTTCAATAAAAATGCCACATCTGCAACTAGCACAGAGCCACAGTTGTTTTCTCAAATATTAAAGTTTTTGCCTACTTCACAGGATACGACGCTTTTTGATAATCCAGGAGTGCAACTTACCCATAATACAATCAATAATACCAACCCTGCGTTGCCTTATTACAGTTTTCTTCCCGGCGGTTACTTGTTGTATTTTGGAACAACTACAAGAAATGGCGCTCCTTTTACTCTAACGCCTACACCTACAAAGATTTTATGTGTTGAAGTTTACCCTACTGCTACAGGAACAATTCCTCCAGGCCCTTCTATCCCTTCTCAAAACAACGTTCCTTTTGATACTTCAGTTGTTATTATACAACCTAATACCATCACGATTACTTCGAATAGGGCAACTCCTCTTTCTCCATTTTTATATTTAGCGATAGCAAAGGCATAAAATGAATACTTCAAACTTCATGATAGGGCCTATCAAAGATGGCTTAAGAAAAGATGTAAAGCCTTATGCTATTCCAGAAGATTCTTTTGAAAGTCTTGTGAATGCTTATCAATGGCGTGGAAGGATAGTTAGAAGGCAAGGTTATAAACTATTAGGTAGACTGGCTAATAACACTCCAGTCATGGGGTTGCGTACTCAAGAGCTATTTGGATTAGGCTTGCAGGCCCTTATTGCTTTTGATACGACTACTGCGTATTTGTATAATACGACCTCTAATTCATTTGTTATATTGCCTGTCGCTGTAGGAGGTATGTCCCCCACATGGTCTGGAACGGATTACAACTTTTTTTATTCTATCAATTATGCGGCTGCCTTTTGGGAAACTAATAATGTCCCTGGTTTTCACGGATGGAAAGTGCAATCATTTGCCAACCAATCGGGAAGTGGTGTTGGAGCAACTGTTGAAGTCACTGCCGCAGGAAATACCGTCGCCGTAGGGGATTTCGTCTATTTTTTAAACTTGCAAGGTGCAGCAGCCGCTAATAATTTAATATTTGGGGAAGTAACGAACGTCATCACTCCAGGTGTTGATTTTGAAGTGACTGCAACTTCTTTTCCTCCAGGAATCACAGCATTCACAAATGGTGCGGTTTCAGATGGAGTTGTATTAGATTCTACTAAGTCAATCGCTGGACAAGATGGAATTAGATACTACATTAATGGCACTACGTGGGTGAATTATAATCCTCCTGTCGATCCTGATACAGCTCTTTGTGGTTGTTTATTGATGTTCCCTTATAGGGGATATCTTGTGTTTTTAAACACATATGAGGGAAATTCTCCTACCAATATTCAGAATTTTGGTAATAGAGCACGTTGGACTCAGATTGGTACACCTTATTATAGTGAGCCTGTTCCTACTGTTCCTAATACTCAAACAGCCGACCCATTGGCTGCTAGAGATGATATATTCGGACGTGGTGGAGCAAACGACGCTCCTACTCAAGAAGTGATCATCGGAGCTGCATTTATCCGTGATATATTGGTTGTCTATTTTGAAAGAAGCACATGGCGTTTAAGATTCGTTAATAATAGTCAGAATCCTTTCGTATGGGAACGCGTTAACGTAGAATTAGGAAGTGATTGCACGTTCAGCTGTATTCCTTTTGATAAGGGATTGATGACGATTAGTAATCGTGGGATTGTCATCTCTGATGGAAACGATACCATGCGCTTTGATCAGAAAATCCCTGATGATGTATTCACTATTAGACAGGGAAATAATGGATTTGAGCGCGTCTTTGGTATTAGAACATTTAGAACAAAGCTAAATTATTGGACTTTCCCTAGTGATTCTAATCCAGCAGGCACTTATCCAGATTCCGTTTTAGTGTTTAATTACGACACACAAAACTGGTCATTCTTCGATGATTGTTTTACTTGTTTTGGTTATTTTTATCCTGATGATGTGGGTCCTACTTGGCAATCTTTAACAGATCCTTGGGCTTCCTATGAAAACATTGGACCTTCAACCGGAACAGCTGAACAAGGTTTTGAAACAATTATTGCTGGGAATCAACAGGGTTTTGTATTCTTGTTGGAACAAACAAATATGACTAATGATCCTAGTCTATTTATTCAATCGATCACATTATCGACTCCCACTACATCTACGATCATTAATAGTCCTTTGAATAACCTTCCTGATGGTACGTGGATCACTATAACAGGAGTTACTGGAACAACCAGCGATGATGGTGTTTCACTAAACAATAGAAATTTTAAAATTGCCAATCCTACTTTAGATCCTAATGAATTTAATTTAACGGAATTTGAGCCAGTTGACGGAGGCTCTGCAAGTGGATCTTCTTATACGTACGACCTTGATTTTGTTCCTATTCTACCGGGTTCTGTCCAAATCAATATTGGTGCTATGCAGTATTTAGATACAGATTTTCAAGGAAATCTCTATTTAAATGGCGCTTCAACACCTACAGGAACCATTTCTTACACAACAGGTGTGATTGCTATTACATTTGCCGCTCCTATTGCGCCTACTCAAGTCTATATAAGAGTTGTTTCAAATGATCCAGAACAACAATTAGTTGAAGTGGATACGATCGGAGCATATACGGGAGGCGGTTTAATAGCTAAAATATCTAATATTGAAATTACATCGAAAATTTTTAACTTTTTTAATAATGGAAAGAGAGCTCGGTTAAGTAAAATTGATTTTTATACAAGTGCGACAAGTAATGGTCAAATTACCACAAATATTTTTGCTGATTCTAGTGATATAGTGATAAATACTCCTTTAATAGATAATCCTCAATCTAACATTTTAACGACTACACCGAACCCCTATCAAATTGGGGAAGGATCAGAAGCAATAAATCGTCTATTTTGTGATTGCATTTCACAAACCTTGCAAGTGCAACTCATATTAAGTGATCGGCAAATGGCTGTGACTGCAATCAACAATCAAAATGTGGAACTTAACTCTATGATATTTTATTTAAGACAGGGTGGACGGCTCGTTTAGATTTTTTACTTCATAGCCATATTTCTCTAAAAATTCTTTGTAAAAATTGATCTTATCCTCAACCCTTTGCCCAGGACCATGATTTTTAGACCATAATTCAAGATTTTCTATTCTGTTATCATGCCTAATTCCATTTTTGTGATGTACAGTTTCTTGTTTAAAAAGTGGTCTTCCAAGATGAATACTCATTATAAATGTATGTTCTAAAATTGTCCCATTACTTGAAGAATTTGGATGATCTTTTTTAGTTAAAACTTTATATCCACTCTTATTAAGATGACCATTTCCATTTGGAGCTTTTGTAATTGGTGCGTCTATAGGAACTCCTCTTTTTTTTCTAGCATGTTCGCGTTGATATTTTCTCCTTTTTTCTTTTCTTAGCGGATCTGCTTTATCTAATTCTTTACTATAACAAGAAGAACAAAGATATTTTCCAATCCTCGTATCATGAAAAGATCTTTTCCTTAAACAAATTGTGCAGTTGGGAAAAATCATAGATTTTCTATATCCAAAATAACAATTCCTAGAACAGAACTGGTTTTTAGAATTCTTACACAGCCAATGTGGTTTATTGAAAATTTTTGAGCAAAATATACAAGTGAATTGATATTCCATAACACCTCTAATGTTATCTCTATTAGAAAAGATATGTCAGGCGTAGAGTTCGCTTTTCGGGTGCCCCCTAGACATATTAAGAAACAATATATCATTAAAATGGCAAAAATGTAAATATGAAAGAAAAAATTGACGAGTAATTATGACCGCCCCACTCGAACCAGAAAATCCCTCTGAATTATTCACGCCATTTCTTCCTTCGACTTATAACGTACCTAAGGAAGATGATCGTTTAGATGTGTTTTTAGTAGATAAACTAAGTGTTTTTGCTGATGTCATTAACCAAAAGAAGATAGGCACAATTGTTCAGGCTGCAGAAAATTTCAATGGAGATACTTACTTTTATCGAACTACACAAATTAATAGGAATGGGTATCATGCGCTCGCGTACATTCCTTCTCTTCCGAATTCTGGAGTATTAGTATTAACTAGAGATACTGACCCTCAATATCCTGTGCCCAATGTTAATGAACAATTTGTTATTTCAGATCTATGGGGAACTGCTTCATTGCCTCCAACAGCAACAGGTGCAGGAGATGGTGATTTTATCAAATTTAATAATCGCGGTGATCCTAGAATTTTTTTTGATATGTCAGATACAACCATAACACTGACTACAACTGTTGATCTTAGCTCGTATATTGGTCTAATTTTTGTAACATATATTCGAAATGGTTTATAAAAATAATTTATGTTATATTGAAGAAAATAAATTTGAGGTCATATGGATCCGGGCACGCTTGCAATGTTAGCATCTGTTATTATCCCTTTAGTAACAAAGGGAATGGGTAAAGATGAGAAATTTGGATCTACTTATTCACCTCAGGCCCAAGGTGGAATAAATGATATTTTATCTAAGATAAAAGGGATGGGAGGCGCTCCAGATATTACTCAAAATCCTTCCTTCCAAGGTGGCCAAGATTGGTTGCAATCCTTATTTAATGATCCGGAATTCTTTCAAAACTTTGAAGCTCCATTACAGCGTCAGTTTCAAGAACAGACCGTTCCTGATTTAGCTAATCGATTTGCTTCAATGGGATCTGGGGGTGCATTGGGTAGTACAGGCTTTCGAAATCAGCTCGCCCGAGAAGGTTCTAATCTTAGCACAAATATAGCAGCATTGAGAGGTGGAATGCAGCAGCAAGGGGCAAATCAAGCCTTACAATATGCCCAACAACCATTTCAAAATATCATGCAAATGTATGGAATAGGAACTACTCCAACTAATAACCAATGGCAACCAGCGCAACCAGGCGCAGCAGCTAATATTTTAGGTAATTTCTCTGGTGGTGCTATGCAAGGATGGGGTAATAAGTGGGGAGAAAATATGGCAGGAAAATTTCCAGGTCAAAATGCTTCAACTTTTTAAGGTGAAATATGACATCAGTTTTAAGTGGGCCTAGAACAGCTCTTGATGCAATCGGGGATATAGTGGGTCGGAATATCTCTCAAAATCTACCTGGTGCAGTCCAACAGGGATATCAACGCCAACTTGGTATGAATGCTTTAGATAAGGCTCAACAAGATGTGGCACAAGCTGGTGGAGATCCATTTAAGATAGCGATGGCCTTTGCTCGTGCTGGTGCTCAAAATCCTGCACTTGAAAGAGCATTAGGTCCACTGCTTAATATTGCAATGACTCAATCTCAAGCTAGAAATTCTCAAAATGCTCCAATGGCTGGTGAAGAATCTCTGAATGATATGGTTCAAAGGACTACTCAAGGTTCTCCTCAACAACAGCTGCCTCAGTTTCTGGAAAAACCACAAGATCAGGGTCAGATTAATCAAAACTTCCCTAATAATATTGGTCCTCAAGGTGGCGTTGGAAATGTTCCACAAGCAGCTACTACAGGAGTTAAGGTTCCTATTCCTACTCCTCAAGAGCAGTTAAAAGAAGCACGTTCCCTTGCAGGTCAAAGAACAAAAGCAGGTATCCCTACTACTGTTAAAGAAGCTCTTGAGGAAGTTAAATCTTCTGTTGAAGATAAAAAAGCCCATAACTTGTCTGTAGATGAAGAATTGAAACAAAGAGTGGGCGGCCAAAAGACATATGGCGGAAGAGCAGTGGACTACCTAAAAGAGGTTTATCCGGAAGCTAGTCCAGAGCTTCAAACTATATTTCAGAAAAAAGGCGAGGAAGCATCCAGGAGTGGAGATAGTGAAGCAGAAATAAATCGATTCCTTTCTAAAGAGGCTAAAAACTTCAAGAATGCGATTGTAAATGTTGAAAAGGATTTATCAGCTCCCAGGTTGATCAATTCCATTACAAGAGGTCTTGAAGGGACTTATAAAGATTTTAATCAATCAGCTGCGGATGCAAGAAAGAATATTCAGCCGTTGTTAGATTTGGGATTATATGATTTTGCAAGGAATCTCCTAGCTGAAAAAGGATATGGAATTGAAGAGAGGGACATTATAATTAATCCCCTGAATTCAAAGAGCCAATCCATCATGAATCAGCTTCCTAAATTGAAGCAAACACTGACGAAGCCCTATGATCCTAATCCCTATGAAACTGTCATCGAACCTAAAGATATAGAAAACTTAAAAGATTCTCTTATCCAATTAAAACAAGCAGATAATAATTTTAGCCTTCCTTTGGCTAGAAAATTTGCAGAAGATAAGGGATATGATTGGAGAACATTTAAGGATTCTTTGAATAGTTTGTTGGATGAGGGATATGAGTTAACGGATGATCAAAATATTCAAAAAGGAAATTTAGATACTCCTCCTTTGAATAGGATAGAAAAGTTCCTTCATGGATTAAACCTGATAGGTCGATAAATGATTTCTCAATTAGCATCTGCATTGTCAAGCGGCTTTACAACCAAGCAGGTTATAGATTTTATCATCAAAAAATTTCCAAACCATGCAGATAAAATCAAATCTGCTTTGGCTGCTGGTTATACAACAGATCAAGTATTGAAGTATCTTTCTGGTGGTAAAAAGGCTTTAAATGAACCAGAGCAAGCAACCACTGAATTTGAACAAACCAGAAATATTGATCAGAAAAAAAGACAGAATGTCAACACAGGAGCGCTGGCCGTTGGAGGATTAGCAGCTAGTGCTGTCGCGGCTCCAATGGCGATGTCTGCTTTACAAAGAGCTATTCCTGCTTCTGTTCAAGCCCTTGCGCCTGCTTCTGTGCCTCTTCCAAACCAAGCTGTTTCGCCACCTGCAATGAGTGCAGCCACGCAAACACCGCAATCCCCACCAATAGTCCAATCACAAACACCTCCAGTTAATGCAGCTAGTATAGCACAAAATGTGCCTACAACTCAACCTGAAGTAAATCCTATAGATTTAAAATCACTTCTTAAAGATAAATATAATGGTTTTAAAGGAAAAGTTGATGATCTTTTAAAGAGTGGAAATGGGCCAGAAGAGATTTCAGGCTACTTCAGAAAATTCGCTACTGGGACTGTAGATAAATTAGAGAAAGAATCTGGTCAATCTATTGAAAAGATTGTTGAGCAATACATTTCTGAAAATCCACCTAAAATTATCACCAGAAATGAATTACAGCCACCTGAAGAAAAGAAAGAACTTCCAGTGGAATCGGCAACAGAAGTTAAACCGATTTCCAAGAATTCAACGGTAATCACTCCAAATGGTGTGGGTGAAGTTAAAGAAATTCGTAATGGTCAAGCTGTTGTTGAAGTCGATGGCAAACGTCACAAGATACCTGAAGCAGAATTAGAATCTCCTGTATTTACTGATGATGAAGTGGCAGATGCTTATGATAATCTCATGGCTAAGATTCCAGAAAAAGAGCGCTCTGCATTTATTTCATGGGCTGGATATGATGAAGAACGAAACGTATTAGGATTTATTCCTCGTGGTGGAAAATATGAAGAACTTCATAATATCACGCCAGAAGAGGCTCAGAAGATAAAAGAGGGTAAAGGTGTTGCTAGAACATCTGGTGAGAATAGAGAAGGGTTATGGGCCTTTGGTGAAGATACTAGAGGTGGCGTCATTTCTCAAATCATTCATGATCGCAGGAAGAAGCATAAAGCTACTGAAGAAAAGCAATTGAAGTTTGATTTTGGATTAGAAAAACCTGAAAAAATAGATAAGGGTACTAAACCTATCTTTGATGAGCTATCATATGCAAGGAATCTTTCCAGAGAAAGAGATGTGAAGAAAAAGCAAGAAGAAAAATTAAGAAAAAAGAAGATGCAAGATGAAGAAAGAGAAAGAAAAAAAAGAAAAAAATAAACTTAAACAGTTTATTTTGATGCTGCATGCTCATCATCAAAAAAAGACAAAGAAAAAGAAATAATTATTAAATAGTGCTTAAATGAATTATTTTTGTCGGATGCATCTTATCTATTATTATCTTTGATATCCTATAGGGGCTTCTTTTCCTATCGCCCACTCTAATTGCCAAAATATATCCTTTATCAATTGCTCGATAAATTGTATTCGGATGCACTTTTAAAATAGTTGCTACTTCTTTCACACTAAAAAACTCATCTTCCATAACTAGCCTAAATGGTGAAACTTGGTGAACCATCAATATATAGATTTAATTATATACAATCCATAATGAGGTAAAAGTAACCAAGGAATTATATGAATCCATTTGTACCAGCCCCCTTTTCTTATGGTGATGCTCCTCAAGGTGGCGCACCTTCACCAATGATCATCGCAGGAAGAAATCCATCTAATACAATAGATAGACAATATTCAGCGGGTTATTTCTGGCTCTCTAATACAGAATTAGGTGGTTCTGGAAATATGTATTATCAAGGGGGTAATAGCGGTGGGAATCCTAATTGGACTTTGGTTGCTAATTCTGGCGGCGTTCTTAATACGCTTTCTGATGGATCAACTACAGTAACTCCTTCAGGTGGAGATATAGCTCTTGAAGGAACTCTAAATCAAATTACTGTTACAGGAAGTGATCCTGCTCATAATCTTACATTCTCTATTCCTTCAAATTTTGTAGCTCCTGGAAGTATCTCTTCTACTACAACAATGACAGTAGGTTCAAATTTAACTGTGACTGGTGATGCAAGCATTGGTGATGATCTTTCGGTTACAGATGATGTGACAATTGGTGGTGACTTAACTGTAACAGGTGCTATTAACTTATCTTCTTTGACAGTGAATGGGACTGTTATCGTTAATAATACTGGAAGCGGAACCACTACAATTGGAGATTCTACCGCTACAGGAGCTATTACAATTGAGGCTGGATCGGGTCATGTCACGATAAATGGCAATGGTAACGAAATTCATATCGGCGATGATGCCGCTGCTAATGACATATTTATTGGTTCAACGACTGGAGCAGGATCTTTGACATTATCAGCTGGTACTGATGATATGTTATTGACTGGAGCTGTTACCACTACTATTACAGTAGGCGATGTAGCTCAAACAGGATTGATTACATTAGGTTTGTCAACTGCTGGGCAAGATATCGATATTGGAAGTGGAATAAATGCTTCCGCACAAATAATAGATATTGCTAATGGAGCTTCCGCAGCTAATAGCACAGTAAGAATTCTTTCTGGTATCGGTACCGCTGGAGCTGGAACACTTGCTCTTGGTAACAATACAAGAGTTACTGTAGCAGGATTAGCAGATATCGCTCCAGCAGCTGCTAGAACTGTTACAGTTGGTGGTGGAACAATTACTACTGCTATCACAGATACAGTCGATATTGGTCCTGATGGAGCAACTACAAATGCTTCAGCTAATAAAACAGTCAATGTCAATACAGGTGGAGTGACTTTAGGATCTGTTTTAACTAATATTGCAACTGGTGCTGTGACCTCCGGAACACATACAACAGCAATAGCGACAGGAAATAGAGCTGCTGGAACTATGGCTGTCAATATGTTGACAGGCACAGGAACAAAAACTTTGAATATTGGTAATGCCGATGGTCTTACTACAACCAATATTTTAGGCCCTCACAATATAAACGTTTCTCAAAACAATAATACAGCAATCAATTCTGGAACTTCTACAGGTACTGTTACAGTTGGCAACTCATTAGCAGGAGCTATTACAGTTGATACAGCAGCTGGTATTTCTCTTGATGCGGCTACACTATCCAATTTTACTGTAACAGGAGCTGGAGCAGATCTTAATCTGATGACTGTAGGTGGTTCTGTTTTAGTCGAAGCAACAGAAGACACAGCACTAGCTATTAGATTACATGCTAATGGTGGAACTTCTGAGACTATACAAATTCATGCAGACCAGGGAACAGGAACTGCTTCTATTGGTCTTCTTTCAGATGTGGGTGGTATTGCAATCAACGGCGGTTTAAATACAGCAAATGCTGTGGCTATTACTTCTTCTAATGCTGCTGGTGGTATCACTCTTACAGCAGGAACAAATAACATTAACATGGTTGGTAATGTTCTTAAGTCTACAAACCCAGCTTTCTTAAGTTATTTAGCTGTCACAGCAGCAAATAAAACAGGTAATGGAACTGCCTACACATTAGGTACAGATGCTCTAACGGAAGTATACGATAGAGGTGGAAATATCACGACTGGAGGTTTGTTTACAGCTCCTGTAACTGGTATTTATGACCTAAGAGCACAAGTAACATTGACTGGGGCAACAATTGCAACCACATTTGTTATTTCTATCGTCACCACTGCGAGAACATATACTCATACATTTATCAAAGCCGCTGGTGCTCAGGATGAATCTGTATCAGTTTCCGCTCTTTGCGATATGACTGCTACTGATACTGCCACAGTAACTATTACTGTTTCTGGAGAAGCCGCAGATACAGTTGATATTTTAGGTGCTGCAAGTGCTCAAACATATTTCTGTGGCGCATTGGTAGCATAATCTGAATCTGAGGAATAAAAAATGTCAAATTATAATAATAATGAGATTCAATTACCTGCTGAAGAATTAGCGGAAGATATGGATGAAAGTAGGGTTCTTATAGGAACCCTACTCTTTCCTCCTGTTAAGATTATATTTGATAATCAAGGTACAGTTCCGGTAGCAATCGGAACTGATAATGTGAGCACATGGAGAACCTTTCCTGCTGGAGAAGCTTTGATTCTAGATAACGATTTACAAGCTTTTTCTAAGGGAACAAGATTTTTTGGTACAGGTGCATCTGGGACATTTTCGATATCTTACACATACATTAAACCTTAAGGTTTGTCATGAGTCAAATCGTAAAGAACTTGGCCTCTGGTCCTGTCCCTCCTGCGGTACCAACTAGTTTTGTCACACAAGATGGAACGGCTGTTCCAGCGGCAAACGTTCTAATCGTAAATGGATTGGACTCAGTTGAAGACAATGCGAATGGGATCATCACTAAAGGGGGAGTTGCAGGAACAGGGACTGCTAATGAAGTCGATGTGGTGATCACAAATCGAACAACAGGGGCAGCGACAACTGTTGGAGCAACTACTAGTCCTATCATTACGTTTACAATGCCTGCGGCTCCTGCGGTTGTTAATTTCGAATGTAAAATATGTGCTTTTAACTCCACATCTAATATTGGAGCAGTCTATCTGATCATTGCAGGAGCGCGCACTGATGGAGGGACAACATTTTCTTTAAACACAGCTGATATTACTACCATTGAAGAAGGTGCCATGTCTGGAGCTTCTGTTTCATTTGCAGTGGCAGGAAATACAGCTGTTTTTAACGTCACAGGATACTTAGCTCAAAATATTCGTTGGTCAGCAGTTTTAACCTATAATCAGGTGATATAATGCCAGGTTTTGACAACAATACAGTCTATGCTGATAACGTCGATTTTAGAGGCGTTCAACCTGTGGTTGGTCAGGTGACTACTGATGGCCAATTATTGATAGGTTCTACAGCTACTCCTAATATCAAAGTAGGGACTTTAGGAAGCTCTGATGGATCTATTACATGGACTGCTGGTTCAGGGACTTTAACAGGACAAGTAACTGGAGGAACTTCAGTTTTAAAAACTCTTACACCTGATTCAGGAGGAGCGCAATCTCCTACAGCGGGAAATATAAATACTCCAGGTTCTGGGAGCATCACCACAGTTGGATCAGGAAGTACAATTACAACTCAATTAACAGGTTTGACTAATCATGCTGTTTTGATTGGAGCTGGAACTACGACTATTACAAAAGTTGGACCTGTTGCTTCTACAGGAGCTATGCTTCAATCTAATGGTTTGGGATCTGATCCAGGATTTAGCACATCTACATGGCCTGCTACTACTACAATCAATCAACTTTTATATTCTAGTGCAGCAAATACAGTAGCTGGTTTAACAGCTGCAAATAGCGCTTCCTTGGTAAGCACATCTGCTGGTGTTCCTGTTTGGTCATCTACGATGACTAATGGTCAGGTCATTATAGGAAGTACTGGAGCAACTCCAACAGCGGCATCTTTAACGGCTGGAGCAGGTATTGCAATAACTAACGCAGCTGGTTCAATCACTATTGCAGCTTCTGGTGGTATTGTAACGACATGGACGGATGTAACAGGAGCAACTCAAGCGCTTGCAGTTAACAATGGATATTTTACTGATCGTGGAGCTGGAGTTACTTATACCCTTCCTGCAACAGCAGCCCTTGGTGATCTGATTATTATAGATGGTAAACTTGGTCTTACAACCATCGCACAGAATGCTGGTCAATCAATTCGTTTTAGTTCAGCGATAACCACGGTTGGCGTAACAGGATCAGCAGTGGGAACAAATCTTGGTGATTGTGTATCCCTTAGATGCTCTACAGCAGGCGCTTCAACTGTTTGGATTGCAGAGAATTTCAATGGCAACTGGACTATAAACTAAAGGAATGAAAAAAAATGGCACAACAGATCTTAAGCACCAACACGTTTACTACTGCAAAATGGATTGTTTCCGCAACAGCATCTGATGGTACACACACAACAATTGCAGCAGCTTTAACGAGTGCCGCTTCAGGTGACACTATCTTTATTCGTCCTGGAACTTATACTGAAAATTTGACTCTTAAATCAGGTGTGAATTTAACAGCTTTTGGATGTGATCGTGGTGATGTCAGTACAACATCTAGAGTGATTATTGTTGGAAAATGTACGGCTACATTTGCAGGAAGTTGCGTGATCACCGGAATAGAGTTAAGAACTAATTCCGACAATTGCGTGGTTGTTTCTGGTTCAAGTGCAACAAACGTGTGCTTACGGAATTGCTATATCAATTGCCTGAATGCTACAGGGTTGGTGATGTCATCATCCGGAGGCCTATTAGACATTAGATATTGTGATGCGAATCTTGGAACCACTGGGATAGGTCTTTATTCTTTAACAGGTGCAGGAGGACTTACTTTTTATTGGTCTAGATGCGGAAATAGTGGAGCTTCAACGACAGCATCTGCACAAACTGATGGAACACTTAATATCCTTTATTCAGAATTATTTATTGTGATGAATACTTCTGGCACGACAGCTGGATTTACTTTTTATGATAGTAAATTTGATTCTGGAAGTACGACAACAATGACTCATGGTTCAACAAGTTCATCGTCAACTATCGAGAAATGTTTTATTTCTTCTGGAAGTTCTTCTGCAATTTCTATATCTGCTTCAGCTGTTTTGAATTTAATTGAAACTATTATTCAAAGTTCCAATACAAACGTTGTAACAGGCGCAGGTACTCTTAATTATTCGGGAGTCACTTTCAACGGTTCATCCAATGTGATGAATACAACCACTCAGACAACATTCTATAATAATCTTGGTAAATATAAAGCTCCTGGTCAGCCTTGTTTCTCGGCTTATTCAAATACTGCAGTCACTAATCAGACAGGAGATGGAACGGCTTACACAATAGTTTTTGGAACAGAATTATTTGACCAAGGTTCTAATTTTGATGGTACTTCTACTTTCACAGCTCCTGTAACGGGTAGATATCACTTTAGCATAGCTGTTTTGAGTCAAAATAATTTAGTTACTCATAATCCAAATATGAGACTTGTAACGACTGCCAATACATTCACATTTGGAAATTTTGGTGGTTCATTTGCAGGAAATTTTGTTCTTACAGGTTCTGTATATGCTCCAATGACAGCAGGAGATACAGCAATTGTTCAATGCTTAACATCTAACGGAACAAAAACAGTTGGCGTTTATGGCGCTGCTGGTGATCCTAGAACTATTTTCTCTGGTCAATTGGTTGCTTAGATTGACATGGGCAATATTCAGAATGCACGTATAAGACGGGCGTCCATAGATGGCCATCAAGTTCTATATTCAGGTGAATTTTACCTTTATAGAACATGGCCTTTTCATCATTTTTAAGTTCATTTATCTCTTCTAATTCATACGCGTCAATATTGTATGGATTTTCAATTTTATATTGCTCAGCGCATACTAGAAATGGTAAAGTTAAAAATATAAATAAATACTTCATATCACCTCTTTTTAGCACAGGCTACAACAAGAATAAATATACGTAAAGGTGGAAAATGCCATACAAGAGTAATGCGCAAAGGAAATTCATGCATGTTGCTGAAGAAAGAGGTGAAATATCTCCTAAAGTAGTAAAAGAGTTTGACAAGGCTTCTAAAGGCAAAAAGTTACCAGAAAAAGTGAAGAAGAAAAAGAAATGAAAGAGCATGACTGTGGTGAAATATGTCTTTACTGCATGGTAGAGACTACTTATGAAACAATATTTAAGTTGAGAGAAAGTAATCACAGACTAGCAATAGAAGTATTAACATTGAGAAGAGAGAAAGAAGAAATGGATAAGCAAATCAACAAAGTGAAAAAAGATATCGAAAAAGGCAACAAGACAAAAGGTGAGAAGGACGTCAAAAAATTATTGAAGATGGATAAGAAATTTGACGCTAAATTGGATAAATGCGACATAAAAATGAAAAAAAAGAAGTAAGATTTGAACGAATTCACACATGGGATTTGCTCCATGAGGTGGATCAACTTGTAGAGCATGTTCCTGGTTGGAAAAGGTTTAACTGGGATGCAAGTGTAAAGCTGCTTTACATTGATGGTTATAAAAACCAGTTTGAATCCAAAAATAGACGAGCTAGTAAGAAAATAAAATGACGAATATTTTGTTCTTAGGATTTATTTTAATTTGTATGCTTGCAACCATTTGGAAATGGGCAAAATACGATAGTTAATTTATGTACTTAAAATTTAAGATATATGTTATAAATTATTTCGCACCCTAAGTTTTTCATTTTCATCTCCATTTTCGTGCCCCCTGTTTCCCTACAGGGGGCTTTTTTATTAATGATATTTATATTAATATAAAATTACAGGATTCGTTGTATTTAGTGGTCGTGTACACTGCATGTCGTAACACGTAACACTAAATTTTTCTCCCATAGCATAGGGCTATGGGGGTTTATGCGATATTAGCTTAGGTAGTAAAGCACCATAACTATGGTACGACGATAGTGCAAGTCTATCATATCGCTTTTGTCTGGGGGTTCCTGGGCGCATCTTATGAACTTCAAAGATGTAAAATAAGTGAAGGGTGGAGTGGCTTCCGTAAGTATAAGCAGACGTGCGATGCCTTGCGTTAATGGCTCGTCAATGAAAGCCTAGTTCACATTCTAGAGAACGTGGTATTGGCCGATCTATGGATCGGCTTTACTATTTTTCTTACCATCTTCAGGAACTGTATATATTGTGCTTGGAGAGCTTCTTAAAGCCGTTGCCATTGATACATGATCGGTAGAATGAAATCTAACATGAGCTAAACTTGAAGTAGCAGAAGTGCTTGCAGATGGTTGAGAGGGTGGTGTTGCAGGTGTTGCAGGTGGTGTGGGTTGTGTAGAAGGTTGTACAGAACTTACTCTAGTTACGGCTCTGGGCTGTACAGCAACACTTACTTCATATGTAGGTGATGTATTTTTACGGCACCAACTTGGACACCAATTAGGACAAAACATATAACCACCTGAATTGTTTACTAGAATCAATATACCATATTTGTGTTAGAAATTCACACCTTCTGCATTTTTCTCCAGTGAGTTACATGGTGCACATATTTATGTTCCTTTAAATCCCACCAATGGCATGGGGGAATCTTATAGAAAGATAGAAATGGGGGTGAGGATGAATAGTAGTGAGCTGTTGAAATGGTATCATTTGGGAATTTGATTTCTACTTTGGCGAAATCTCCTTCAGGTAATTTTTCATTAACATCAATCCACATCATAAAAATATTTAATGTCCATTATATTTGTTATTAAGTGATTTACGGCTCGGTTTTCTGAACTTAAAGATACGATTCTTTAAATTATGAATGGCTCCTTTAATCCAGTACTCCCATTCGTCTACAGTATGTCTTCCACAGGGTAGTTCTTTGTAGCTTTTTAATTTAGATCTAAAATAAGCGGTTCCAGGTCCTGTACACAAGGCATTTGGACAGTACCATATTCCTTGAGCCTCTACTTTATCATGCTTGAAGTTGCAATAGAAACACTTTTAGGAATCGTGAGTAGTCTTACAGCTATTTGTCGACATGGTTTTCCTTTTCATCAATCCACACATTTCTTGCTACTTGAAATTTTTCGCCATTTATTATTTTCCCTAATAGTTCCAAGTAATAGGAAGTGATGATTTGTTCAATTTCTGCGTTGGTGATTTTGATTTTATACATATCCAGATTCACGAAGAAATCTCTAGCCATACTAGAAAACTTATGATTTATGCTTTCTTGAGAAATCTGGCTCTTGTTGTATATGTCTACGTATTTCCAAAAATCTTCTTGATTATCGAAGAAAACACCTTTGAAATAAAATTTATCATCATTCATTGTTTGACCTAGTTTTTTTCTAATTCTATCTTGACTTGTTCTTTAACGATGTCTCTGATATAGCAATCGAAGTGGAATTCTTCCTTTTTTTCATTGGTAAAGAATCCATCCTCATGTTGAGGAAATTCTTTTTCACAGAATTTGCATTTTCTCAATGGTGGAATTTCTATAAAAGAAATTCCGAGGGCTTTGCCAATATGAATGTTATCATTATCCATTTAAACCTTTAATTGTACGATATTTGCAACATAATAAACATAATCAGACCCACCTTAAAAATCTTACGCTTCGCACACAAGTCATTCCATGGGAATCTCTAGATTTAAATTTTTCTTTTGATTTTTTAAGAGCATCATATTCATTTTCTGCTTCAACTTCTACAACTTCAGCGTGCATAGTGAGACCTGGGCAGTAACCAGCAAATGAAGCTGCATCGCTGGAATATGTTATTTCTACAAATGCTTTATTCATTTTATATTTTTAAACCATTTGAAGTGCCCATAGCTTTCAGTTTGATCAGGAACATAAAATTTATCTGGATGAAGTTTCGCAAATTCTTCAATTCCTATCAGAATATTGGTTTTATTTCTTTTTTCGTAAAATTCACTAAATTCTTGTAAGAGTCCTGATTTTTCGATCAGCTCCATCCCAATCTCAATTTGGGTCTGTCGAATCCTTCTAGCTATCACTGCTGCATACGACATGAGGACTTGATCTCTATTACAAATACAGTCCAAGGTTGTTCTGAGCATTTATCACATTCTCCACTCATGTTTTTTTAAATTCCTCTTTATAAAATCCGTAGTCTCCATCTAGATATAAGGAACCAGTATAAGCTTCGTATATAAAATCTTTTTTTAATTCGTTAACTGTAGATTCCCATGTAATTAAGACTTTCATATCATCAGGATATTTTTTAAGAATTTCAATTAATTCTTTAACTGTTAGTGTATTAAAAAATTTTTCTTTTTCAAAGAGATAAAGACCTTCTTTGTTATTTTCATCCATCACTTTGTACCGTTATAGGTATTTTAAAAGTTTGAATTTTTTCCCCTTCAAAAGACCTTCTCAATAGATTTATCAAATCCATAACGTATCGTCTTTTGATCTTAAAATGAATCTGGTCTTTTTTTCTATGACTAGGGGTGAAAAAGATCTCAACAATTTCATCTGAAACATCAGTGACGACCTCTTCTCCACTCGTATAGTCTTTCTTGATTACTTTACCCATTATTTAATCCATCTCGTATTGTATACGACTTCAGGAAGTACATTATGAAGTACCGTCGTCATAAGGATTTTCTGGTTTTGTTGGTAACTCTGGAAGATCTATATGGGGAACCATGTCTGGAGGCCAAAATGCTTGGCATTTAGATAACCCTAGAACTACAAAAGCTACTATAGTTATGACAAATAAAATGACTCTAAATTTTCTTGCAATTTCGAATATTTTTTCCATTTTTCCTATATGTATTTCTGTTTGTGTTCGATTAGTTTTTCCAGTAGGGATTGCTCTTTAGGCTTACTAGGTTCCACGCTAAAGAATAATAAAGTTAAACAACCTACCAACATTGCCAATGCGGAGCAACCTAAAATGTAAGATTTCCTATTCATTTAATGCCTCTTTCCAGTCGTTATAATTGTTGTATAATTTTTCACCAATATTCCATTTCGTTCTTCTTAACTTCTTTCCTTCCTTCTTATAGATAGGATGGGGAGGAGGTTGTAGTGCTCTCCACATATCTACGATCTGTAAAGCCTTCTGATAAGTGAAGTGATACATACGCATAATTCGTATTGTATTTACGTTGGGATCATCCTTGATTTTTTGTAATATTTGTTCGTCTGTCATTAAACTTCATCATATTTAGTTGTAATAAATTTCCTTAAAAGTTCTTTAGCTTTTAAATAATCTTGATTAGGTATAGCACTAAACATTTTGTCGCCATCTTTCGCCATTTCAGCTAAAGCAACAGCTCTAGTACACATGCGTTGTAAAAATTCCCATTCTTCTTCATTGAGATCTATTTTCATTTTTTAGCCCTGCTTGATGTAAAATAATTAATAACTATGTTGGGTAGGTCATGTAAAGCGGTTTTACATGATTGACCGCAAAATTTCTCGCGGTCAATTATTTGGTCAATTTTTCAGAAAGGGCAATCGTCATTCTTTTTTGGTGCGTAAGAAACAGTTGTATCGAAAGTAGATTGCTCCATCTGAATAGGACGAACGCCTTTAACCTGCAAAGTCTTTTTGATTCCTTCTCGTAAAATACAATCGATTTCTTCTGATTCAATTTTAGAATCGATTTCATGTGAGG